GACCAGCATGCCATTCCATTCCTTAACCATTTCATTATAGGGAAATGCCATTCCTGAACGATCTGATATTGCTTTTGAATGTTTTCCTCTTGAAAATGTCATAATTAAATATTCGGATAATAATTCTTCGGGGTTATATAAGTGCTTGCAGCAGACCCGTCTTCTGATAAAGCACGTGCTAATTCGTCTTCGTAGTATAATTTTAATTCTTGGCTTCTTTGTGGAGCGTATTTCTGACTTAAATAAAATGCCAGTCCTGATGTCATGCTCGGTATGAATCTGTAAGGAATATCCGTTGCATCGGTATACGTTGCATCCGCATCCTGAATTCTTTTAACAAAATACATATGGACTTCTTTCGAAGCGCTGGAAGAATCGGGTGTTGGATAGATTGTTACCGTTGTCTTGTCGACTAGTCTTTGGACAAAATATCTGGAAGGAGTTCCTTTAGCTAATTTATTAGCTAGACTGGAATAAGTTGCTCGTGTTGTTTTTGTTAAAGCTGAATCCGCTTCGGAAGTCGTTCCTCTGTCGGATCTAAGGGTTGCTTCAAGGACATCCGCAATTCCATAAGTAGAAGTTCCACTGGTTCCACCTGCTGTGGTTGCAGAAGTTCCATCTCCTGATGCTCTATAAAAAATATACTCGGCCTGGCCTTCAACTAAATCAATATTAGTATCGCCTACTTCCCAGTAGTGCAGACCTCTATTGCCCCATTCCTGAAAAAGAATGTTTAAGGTTCTTCTTGCCGTTTTTAATTGATATCCTGAAACAGACTGTAGACCAATCCGCTCGTAAGCATCTTCTATAATTTCATCAACAGCAAATGTCTTGTCGAACGTTACTGTTCCAGAAGTAGTGTTAGCCATGCTCTACCTCCTAACTATAAACTTTAATCCACTCGCAATGTACACTGGCTGTGTCTCCAGAAGTAACTGCGGGAAGAGTTAGTATAACATCTCCATCAGCTCCAGAAGCTTCAGTATTTTTTATTCCACCAATAGAACTAAAGTCTAAAAACCCTCGTCCCTCTAATGTTAGAAATGCAACATTACTAGTGGCATTCCAGTACAATCTTACAGCATCTACTTTTGCTGTCACTGAAACATTATACCAAACTTTATTTAATCGAACTCTAGAACACGAATTACCTGTGTTGCCATGTGATTTATTAAGACCAGAAACATCTACAAGTGTTCTTGTAGCATCTCCAGTACTATCTGAAATATTAGTGTAAGTCGTTATTAGTTTTTTATCGCCGTCAAGTTGTGTGACAGCTGAAACTGCATCCGCCATTTTTTATCCTCCTTTTCAAGAGTGGAGTCATTACACCCCACTCCGAGTTTGTTTATTAATATACTGAGTACTCTAGTTCGACTGTAAATCGACCAGCAGTAATATCAGCATTCACGGCTGTAGTAGTATGTGCATATAAGTATTTACTAGCTATTGCCGCCGTTACATTTGGAACAAATATATGATAATTGCCAGCAGTATTATTGAAATTGACATCAATTTCAGTGATAGACTGTGTAGCACTTAACTGTTCGTTGAATGAAGTAACTCCTGCACCAACAATTTCTGTTCCTGATGAAACAGCCGAGTTAGTAGATGTTCCTGAAGTTGCACTTAACTGTAAACCACCAACAAGAGTTTGTCCTGCCGCAGTTGTAATACCAATTAATGCTTTATGAATAAAGAATTTAGTACCTGTTACTAAACTTCCAGGTAAATCTGTATTCAAAGTTCCTAGTTCAACAAGAACGTCACCATCGCCATAAGCTGTATCAGCAGCATCAGTTGATGCTAAAGTCCCAGCAAAAGTTTGAATTTTTCTGCTGCCAAGTGACCATAGTTGTCCCGTTGAATTAACTGATGATACGGTTGTAATCACTCCAGTGGAACTAGCTTTATTTATTACACTAAAACCACCTTCGGATCTAACCGGACCACTAAACGTTGTATTTGCCATAATTATATCCTCCTATTTTTCCGAATACTGTCTATAGGCCGTCGACTATACGCGTCAGTATTCTAATTAATTGTATAGTGATTAATCTATAACTCTTTTTAACAAAGAGTGCAAGGTATCCTGTAGTGAAAAATTGATTTTTGATAGCGCTTAAGTGGCTATCGAAACTTCGGGCTTGGCGTCTTTTTGCTTAAAAAGACGAGTATCTTCTTCAAACTCCTTAGCAATAATGTCTTTGATAGTTTCCTGAATTTTTTTATCGATAGTACCCATATTTAAAGTATATCTACCCTCCTTCAGGTGCTCTTGTTGCCACTCTAGTTCCAAGGACCTTTTCATAGTGTATAGGTCTTGAGTCATTGTTAACCTCCTCATAGGTTATCCATTTTCTCCTAGATGAATCACTAAATCCATCTTTCTCCCAGTTTACGGTATTTTGTCCCAATTTGTCAAGGATTGATTTTTCTATGGATTGAGGGCTATCTTCCGCTGAAACCTTAAATTTAGCGTAGTATCCATAAGCTCGTATCTGTACTAAAAAATCTTTCATATCTCACCTTAGTGTTAAAATGAGGCCGTTTTAAGGCGGCCTCATTAATTAGTTATTACGCACCCTCAACGCCGAAGATACCTCTATAGTCGGATACTCCAAACGAGTATCTTTCTCTAGCTTTGTATCTAACGTTGCCAGTATCGAAATCACCTTCCATCGCAGTTTTTAAAGCTGCTCTTTGGAAAAGCTTCATTCCATTAGGCACATCAGTAATAATATACCAACTATCAGTATCAGTTAAGAAATTGTTCACTCTATATCCTTGAGGAACCATTCCCATAGACACGATAGCATTGATATCATTATCTGCTGTTCCAGTTCTGCCTTGAGATTTTGTCAATCTTTCAGCTGCAAACTGGTTTGCCGAAGGAACTACCATTTTCACAGCTTTTGCCGCTACTCTCAATCCACGTTCATCAGTCATTCCAGCAATGTCGATCAATGCTTGTTCTAATGAAGTTTCATTCAAGTCTGCTTGCGTAGTTAAAGTGTTTTTAACTGCTGTTCCACTAACCGTTGAGTGATTAGTAGAGAACAGAGAAACCGCGTCACCTGAATCGTAGTTATCCGTAGACGGAAGACCTTGAATCAAGGGTGAAACAGCTTTCACTTGTTTCGCATTAGACATAGAACGTGCTAAAGCTTTTGTATATCTGGAAGCTAGTCTATCGTAGAGATTATCTTCGATAGCTTCTTCTGTGATTGCAAATGCCAAAGCAATTGTGTCATGAGTATAACGAGCTGTGTAAGTTTCTTGCGCTTCATCAAATGATACGCCAGATCCTTCTGGTTTTACTTCTGCGTTAGCGAATCCTGATAACATAACTTCCTCTTCGAAAGCTCTGTCAGAAGACTCGGTGGTATAAATTTCAGTGTGCTGATTTTCATACCTTTTGTACTCCAGGCCAAATAGTGCATTTAAACCTGGTTCTAGTTCTTTAACTAGTTGTGTTCTTGATATTGCCATGTTTTTTTGCTCCTATTACGCGCTATCAATGATTTCATTTAAGTTCTGAATAACATTAACTGAGCAGTAAGCTGCTGTTAAGTCATCATTTTCAGGATCTTCAGCAGAACCCAAAAACTTCCATGTATCATTTGTTGCGTGTGTAGCTCCAATATTTAGTGTTGCGTTTGATTTTCCAGTTGCAGTCGATCCCGAAGTTGTATTGAAACCAAAAGTTTCAAATAACTCTTCGTGAGCTAATACAACAGTTGAGTCTACTGCATCATCCGTTCCACATCTGTAGATTTGGAAAGGATTATCATAAACGAACGCTTTGATATCTTCACTGTTAGCCGGAGTAATACCACCTGCAAAGTAGTTTGACCAAGTTGGCTTGTTTGTCGTAGCCGCGTTATAAAAAACACCTTGTAAAACACCTAACGTTACAGTTGTTGCTGAACCTTGAGCACCAGTTATAGATCCGGCGGAGCTGTAAACAGCTTCCCCGTTATATATCGCGGTACTATCAGCATTGTCTATCCAGTATTGACCGTATCCTGCAGTTGCTGGGGATTGCCCAAGCACTCTTGAAGGAATAAGACCAAATCCTGCGCTATTTTTATTAGCCATAGTATTTTCTCCTTTGTCCACCGAAGTGGACGGGTTAATTTAAATCGATGAGTAGGAATAGTTAAAAAATTAACTTTTCTTTGTACCACCGAAGGTTACACGAGTCTGCCTATCAACATTGATTGGCATACTCTTATGCTCTTCCTTCATTAAATCGTGTTCAACCGCTTCTTCCTGACCTTCTGCTTGTTTTGCATAATAATCAGTTCTTTGCTTCGCGATCTCTTCAGGTACCCTAGCGAGCACTAGGCCGCCAACCCCAATGATCCCCTTGTATTTTCCTTCAGTGACTACAGGATAATCAGTACCTTTATATTCATCGGCTCTCACCAATTCATAACCGGATCTTAATCTTCCAGAGATATTTTTAGTGTCTTGAAACCCTAAACTCTCTGCCCGTATCCATCTGTGCCTGAATCCATCAGGTGCAGGGGGTGCATCTAGAGATGATGGAGGAGTCCACACTTTTGGTCTTTCAGTATTTGACCGTGTTTGACTCGCACGTGAGGTTGTTTGTTCTTTTTTCATTTTACGCTCCTTCCGTGAGTTTTATTTGTTTCGCGTATT